ACATTGATCTTGAAGTCTTGAAACGTCCGACCGTATCCCATCCATCTGACCATATCTGCATGATATTCAAACTCCTCTATACTTCGTTCTACAATGCCCGGATTCTCACTTGCCAACACACAGAACTGTCCGGGATGGAAGCTGAGTCTAACATCTAGTCTACGTGCTGTTTCACCAATGGGGGCAAAGATACAAGCCAGATGATCTTGAATCTCTCTGCGTTGCCACCAGTCTTTCCAATCTTTTTCCGTGTAGCCCTGCAACATCTCACTACCTAAGCGTACCATTCTACGATTAGCCGGCAGTGTGGCCACACGCTCAATCATACGTACAGCGGCTGCGGTATTGTGATTCATAATGTCCCACTGGCGCTGTTCGGCTAGATCCGGATGCTCACGCAACCAACGCATGGTGGTGCTACGTCCGTTAAGGTCCCGATCCGTTGCATTGACTTTCATGCCGCCACATTCACTTGGATCATTGAGCCATTTGCAACAGAAACCTATGCGTTTTAGTGTATTCATAGTGCTTTAGTATACACAATTTAGATATATTTGTCAAACATATATGATAAATAAGATTAATAACTTATTTAGGGAGTTAACGTATGGCAAAATCAATCACACGCTGGAATAATTCAAGTGGCCTGTTTCTGGTAAATGCTTTTGAATCAGCACTTCAACCCTATGTGGCTGCAGGCGATACCGACGGTGTTGCCACTATCATATATGGTCCTACCGAAACAATTCCAGAAAACCAATACGAAGTTCAACGCACCTGGACCACTGTCGAGTTGGCACAAAATTGGTTGGATACCGTAGTTACACCAACTGCTGCACAAGTTGGTGCTACAGAATTGTATCAGGCCGTGATAGCATAGAAAAATCTTAGCTATTGCTAAGATTCAGCACAGCCGACAACGAGTCTGTGCCTATGTTAGGCAACGAAATCAAAATTGGGTCCAGTGCTTGCGCATGATCAACAATGACCCATTGTTTGTTTTCAGAATCTTTTATGACTTGGCGTATCATGTTTCGATGATGATACGCCTGATGAGTTGTTAAACGATCTGTATCTGGAGACAATTCGCTTAAATCAAATCCCAACAACAGCACTATGTCACTGGTTGTGGCTGCAAGGTGCATGGCCACTATTTCTTCTTGATGTATCACATCATGCACAAATTTACCTTCATACAGATTTACTCCGGCAGGACGATCTAAACTCACATAGATATCATTGGGTATGTAAAAGTTACAACAACGATGGAAATCTCGTTTGATCAGTTCTGCGGCCTGTGTCATGTCATGACAAATCACGTTGTCAGTGGCACAGGCACGCCAGGTCAGCCAAGAACCCCAGAACGCACCCAGTTGTTTGAGATCATCAACGTTTTGCATGGGATCCAATTGCACCGAATCCGACAACACCCAACTGATTTTCATTCTGAACCTTTGAGAGCTTGCCAGCGAAGACCGCCCAGGCACTGCCAGGCAAAAACCCGATCCTGTCCTGGATTGGAATTGAAAATCAAATCGCCGCGGGTGCCAGACCAACCGGGCACCTGTGTGGCATGCCCGATCTTGTAGGCACCTACTTGCAGGCGTTTTATGCTGGTCATGCCATCTGCTGAAATTTCAATCTGTGGTTCGCGATTCACTCCTATAGCCATGCCCTGATCTCTGTTGGTGCCCACATAGGCCTGATTGACCTTGTGTTTGCCAATCACTATGCTGACTTCTTCATCCCAGATGCTGAGTGCCTTTTCTGGAGTGTCGGTGTTGATGCCCAGGCGCTTGTTCATCACATTGACAGTGTTGTTGTTGAAGCGTGCTTCTCCTTGGACCTGCAAGGTTCGAAGTGTGCCCAGGGTCTGGATATTGGATTCAGTGATGGCGCGAGACAGTTTGCCGGCATCTAGTAATTTTTCTCCACCCATGTGTACGTTTTCAAATTCTATGCCCTGTTGTTGGACATGTTTGGTTACTTGCTCAACCAAGGTAGTTTTCCAGCTTGCAGTCAACTGATCCAATGTACGCTGACTGATATCAGCCGACAGCGCAGACCAGGACAGATTGTCGGTGTTGATGCTGCCAGTAACCACTAAGTGTTGTATTTCAGCTGAATCAATGATTTGTAAATTTTTACTGGTCAGGCTATTTTCAGCCACAACCACTCCGTCCATAACTGTGAGCTCACACTGTGCGGCCAGGTCTGAAATACCTGTGCTGGCAAAGTTTTTTAACATGTTAGCAGTGAACTTGTGCATGTTGGCATCCACATGCTGTTTGATCACTGGACCAAGATCGATTGATCCTAGACGAGCTAAAGTTTCTTGTACAATTGCTTGATTGATCAGATTTTCTACTCGCTGCGTCCATGATGAATCTGCACAAAGTTGAGACAGCAATTGATTTATGTTGTCTTCGATTGCTTGTTCAACCAATTGCCTGATCAAGTTTGGATCAATCGTAATTGCCGTGTCAGTCATGACGTCTCCGTGTGTCCAAAGTCACACAATGAAAGCCACCGCCTAGAGTCCTGCTATGACTCAAAGTCAAAGGTATGCTGTCAATTCCGTGCCGCTTTAGTAATGTAATTAGTTGGGATTGTGCCGCATCTAAAATAACAGTTTCTGGGTCCAATACCAGCATGTTCATGGCTATCCATTTGCTTGCATAGGGATATTGGTAAAAATCCTGCGCTACTATCATGTTGTCGGTGACCCAGATCTTTTCCCAATAGTCAAATGCTCGAGGACAGTTGTCTTTGTTGACACGACTGGCGTTGAGCATGACCAAACCTTTGCGCAACGGCACTATGGTTGAGTCAATATGTACTCCCGAATAAAAGTTGCACAGTTCAATGTTCACTTGAGGAAATTTTTCGCACAGCCACTCATAGGCTGCACGATTGCCCGAAGCCGATTCCAGGAACAACCAAGTATCGCCCAATCTACACACATTGGCTGCATCCAGGACCATGCCACTATCTCTAGGCATAGTCAGTATAGTTCGAGCCTGTGATAACACACGATAATAATTTGTAATTTCTTGATTGCGACAAGGATACATCATGTTGACATCAACCACGGTGTTGCCCCAAACCAAAAGTCGGTCTCTGGGGCAGTAGTTGTACAGGCCTTTTTCGGCTACAAAGTCCATGGGACGAGGTCTATGTACAGTGGCGCCATATCGTAACAAGGTCTCACTCAGTGTGTCTAATTCTCTGTTGGCTTGATCAACAATGAATTTGGGCACTGGACCTTGTGGCACAGGTGTTTCAGTCCAGGTTGTTTTTTGACCTTCTTCGGCAAATACCGGATCAGATGAGGGCCAATTGGCCGCGGTGGCCGAACCCACTACTACAGTTTCCAGTGGGTCCCATTCGTTACAGGTATTAATCAGGTACATGTCCAGTTATTTGCAAGGTGTATCTTGGAGTTGGCCCTAGATTAGCCGCCATGTGTGGTGTGTCATAGGTCCATTCTATGACAGCTCCGGCACGCCAATTTACATAGGGCCGACCTTTATATTCAGCATAGTGCCCCTGTTGCCAGTCTTCCAGGAATACAATGGCTCTACGTATGGTGTGTTCTCGACCCTGCAGACCAAACAAGGAAATGTATTTGACATAACGATCCTGATGTGTGGGCAACACTGTACCTGTGCCCATTCGGTAGTAGCTGGTACCAACATCATGCCATCCTTGTCCGGAAAATATGTCAATAAATCTCTGATTCCAGATCGGTTGCGGATCACGCATGTCACACATGTCTCCGGTAAACTTGCAACCGTAACCCAGCTGTTGCCAGTCCTGTAGTTGATCGGCATCGTTGAATGATTCATTCACATAGTTCAGTCGTTGGTATTCATCATCCCAAAAAGGATACAATTGGTACTTGTGTAGGTAGTAATTTTTATTTGACATTGATCATTCAAGTAAATATATAATCTGCTATGAGTGTTCCATTAGATAGTCTGTATCATTTTATTGACAATATTGCCTGTCACAGCTATGATGGGCGTGTATTAATTTATCGTTTTTATCCAGATGGTGCAAAAAATATTGATCAATTGTTGCCATTGAGAGAACATGAATCTTTTTTGGCAAATTTTTTATGGCCAATTGTTTTTTGCCACGACCAAGAAGCACTAGATTATGAACGATTGAATCAACAACAAAAATCAAACGATATTTTACCCGCAAAACTGGTGCAAATTTTAAATGATCTGAACTTGGCCAAACCTGCCTTTAACATAAATTTTCGAAAAAATTTATTTGGTAAAAGCCTGTTACTGCACAGTGAACGCAGGTCAAAAAATTTAGAAAAATATCTCGAGCCTCCGGCCAATCATCAAAGTCAATTGTTGTCGGTCTACTACTGGAGTCATGCAATCATAGCTAGAGATTGGTTTAGATATGCGCAACACGAAGTTTTTAAGAAAAATAGCAAAAAGAAATTTTTAATATACAATCGCGCCTGGACCGGCACCAGAGAATATAGACTGAAATTTACGGATCTACTGATCACGCATCAACTGGTTGATCAATGCCTGACCCACTGTAACCCTGTGGATTCCGACACAGATATACACTACTCTGACTATAACTTTCATAATCCTGTTTGGCGACCAGAACATGTGCTGGAGCATCATGTGCCCAAGACCACTGCTTTGTCTACGGCCAGTGCAGATTTTGACTCAAGAGATTATAACTGCACAGAAATCGAAGTGGTATTGGAAACCTTGTTTGATGACGATCGATTACACTTGACTGAAAAAAGTCTACGTCCTATAGCATGCGGTCAACCTTTTATATTAGTTGCCACACATGGCAGTTTGCAGTATTTGAAAGAATATGGATTCAAGACCTTTGACTTGGTTTGGGACGAAAGCTATGACAGCATTGAGGATCCCTATGATCGTATGCTGACCATAATACAGCTGATGAAAACCATAAATGCCTGGAGCCCCGAAGAAAAATTCAGTAAAATGCAACAGATAGAACAGATAGTTCTTCATAATCAAACACATTTTTTTAGTGAAAATTTTTTTAATTTTGTGATAGATGAGTTAAAGCAAAACTTTGATTGTGCTTTTGACACTCTTAAAATGTATCCAGACTTTGAAAAAGAAATTGTCAGATTCGCTGAACTACAAAAGATGCCAGAACTACAACATTATTGGTCGACTACTAACCTTCCTAAAATAATGCAACACTTTGTTGATAATTTTGATAAAAAGTAATTTCTACATGATAAAAAAAATTCTATACAATTCAAAATACTGTTTGGGTGTGTTGTTTTTTGTCGTTGCAAATAGTTTGTCGGCTCAAACCTATGTACAGGTCAATGGCATCAGCCTACATGACCGATCTGGATACAATGGTTTCAACTGGGGTGCTGGACTAGAGCAAGGTATCACCGACAGGATATCTGTAGCCGGAGGCTGGTACCGCAATTCAGAATACAGTGGCAGCACCTATGCCTATGGTCGTTATGCGGTTTATAAAAAGGATAGTTGGGATATTGGCATTGCTGTGGGTGCCGTCACTGGATACCAACGTGCCGCAGTGTTGCCCATGGCCTTTCCTGAAGCCTGTTATAAGTGGGCCTGTACCTTGATTTTGCCTAGGGTTGACAGCACAGGTGCCAATGCCATTGGCTTTAGACTGAGAATACCTGTCAACTAGGTCGGCAGATATTTGAGGCCTTGATTCCATTTAGAGTAAATTGGCTTACAAATTTATCCACGTCCGAATGCAACCCTGGCATGCGATGTGGCAAGAACCACAAGTTTAAATAAGTCCAGGTGGCACAGTCCACCCACCAATTGACATAATCATTTAGATGTAGCCTTATAGGTTCCCATCCAGTCATCTGGCTTACCTGCCGCAAGTCGTTCATCCATGGCCCCATAATATGCCTCCAGTTCTGGGCAGGCTTTGATGCATCCTGGAATCAAGGCCTGTGCTTGTTTCCATTCGCCAGCGTAATACAAGGTGATAAAATCTTTGTGCAACTGTGTTTCTTCTGCCAGTGTATATATGCGGACGCCTTCGGTCTTGCCTTTTACTGCTATGCAGTCTAGTTCCGCAACTGGATAGGAATCTCTGACAAGCTCACTAGTACGCGGTCCCAGTATGATGCGAACGCCATAAGGTTTTGACTGGCCTTCGAGTCGGCTCGCCAGATTAACGCTGTCACCAAGGCAGGTGTAATCAAAACGCTGATCGCTGCCCATATTACCAACGACCACGGTACCAGTATTGATGCCAAGGCCCATGCCAAAAGGCGGAATGCCTTCAGCACTAATTTCACGATTGAACTCATCTAAACTCTCCATCATTTGTAAAGCAGTACGCACAGCGTTGCGAGCATGATCGGCGTCATCCAAGGGTGCGTTCCAAAATGCCATTTGTGCGTCGCCAATATACTTGTCCAAGGTACCTTCATTTTCAATGATCTTGGCAGTCATGGCTGTCATGTATCT